TCTCTGGCAGCTGGCCCACGGCTCCAAGGCCGACCTCGACGCGGACAGCTTCAACGCAGCCTATGCTGCCATGCAGAACATTAAGGGCGACCACGGCAGGCCGCTGGGAATCAAGCCCACGCTGCTCGTGGTGCCGCCGAACCTGCGTACTGCCGCCCTGGAAATCGCCAAGGCCGAACGCGATGCCTACGGCGCGACCAACATCAACCGCGACGCCGTAGAGGTCCTCGTGACCCCGTGGCTGGCGTAAAGGAGAGCTGACGCATGATCATCATCACCGCCAAAAAGGACGGCTTCCGCCGTTGCGGCGTGGCGCACCCCGCCACGACCACCGAGCACAAAGACGACGCCTTTACCGAGGAGCAGCTCGAAGAGCTCCTGGCCGAGCCCATGCTCGTGGTCCAGCAGGTGGACGACAGCGCCGTCAAGTCCGGCTCCAAGGACGCCAAGAAGGAGAGCAAGTAAGTGGCCTACGCCACCCTGCAGACGCTCATAGACCGGTACGGCCAGGACCAGCTTTTGGTCCTGGCCGACCGTGACGCCGACGGCGAGATAGACACCGACATCACGGACCGCGCCCTGGCGGACGCCGAAGCGGAGATCGACGGCTACCTGGCCACGCGCTACGAGCTGCCCCTCGCCACGGTGCCGCCCGTGCTCTCGCGCCTGGCGGCGGACATCGCCCTCTACCGCCTCTGCGACGACGACGCCATGGTCACCGACGAGCGCCGCCGCCGCTATGACGACGCTTTGTCCCTGCTGGGGCGCATCTCCTCCGGGGTCGTCTCCCTCGGTGTTTCCCCGCAGCCCTCGGCGCGCCAGGCCGCAGCCGCATTCTATGCAGGCAAGGAGCGAAACTTCGGGAGGCGTCGGTGAGCATTGCCCTGCACGTGGACATCGCCGCCATCGACCGCCTTGCAGAACGAGTGGCCAGGCTCGGCAGCTTGGACCGCTCCCAGCTGCTCGAAGACCTGGGCGCGGAGGTGGAGAGCCAGACCAAGCGGCGCATCGAGGACGAAAAGCGCGGCCCGGACGGCACGCCCTGGGCCGCCTGGAGCGAGAGCTACGCCAAGACGCGCCACCAAAATCACTCCCTGCTCATGGCCGAGGGCAACCTCGACGACTCCATCCAGCACCTGGTTACCGGCGGCAATGTGGAGATCGGCTCCAACCTCGTCTACGCCTCCACGCACCAGTTCGGGCTGGACATGTCCGTGCTGTCCACCAAGCGGCGGGTAACCGTCCCGGCCAGGCCCTACCTCGGCCTGTCCGGCGAAAACATTTCCGACCTGGCGGCAATCGTGGACGACTTCCTCGACCGCCAGCTGGAGGCCCTGTGAGCATTCTGACTATCCGCGACGCCGTTGTGGCCACCATCAGCAAGGAGCTGCCCTCGCTCAAAACCTGCGAGGCGCACCCCGGCCGCTTCGACGTGGCCGAACTGCGCCGCACCGCCACGCGCGCCCCCGCCGTACTGGTGGCCGCCATGGCCCTGACCGACGTGGCCGAGGAACACGGTGAGATCAAGGCCGACGTCACCCTGGCGGTGTTCGCCGTAAGCAATGCCGCGCCGGGCGTCTCCCGGGGCGACGGTGCGCTCGGCCTGGCCCAGGCCCTGGCCATGATCATCCCCGGAAACCGCTGGGGGCTCGACGAGTCCGAGTCCATCCCCCGGGCCATCCGTGCCGAAAACCTCTATTCCGGCGAGCTTGAAAGCTCCGGGGTGGCCATCTGGGCCACAACCTGGAAACAGCGTTTCAGCCTCGCCACCCTCGGCGCGGAGCTGACCCTCGACGACTTCATCACCTGCTACATCACCACCACCTTGGGCCCGGACGGCTCCCCCGTTGCCGAGGACGAGGTGACACTCCCCCAGGAGGACTAGACCATGCCGACCATCACCGTGATCCCGGCCGAGGGGCGCAATGTGCGCGACCCGAAAACCGGGAAGCATCTGCCCGCCGAGGGCAAGACCGTCAAGGATTCCCCGTACTGGCGTCGCCGCCAGCGTGAGGGCGACGTCACCCTCACGGTGACCACCGCCAGCTCCGCGAAGAAGACCTCAAAAACGACCACCAAGGAGGAGTAACACATGACTATCAGCTTCGACAGCATTCCCAGCACCATACGCACGCCGTTGGTCTATTTCGAGTTCGATAACTCCCGCGCTGTCACGGGTACGCCCGATGTCGAGCACAAGGTGCTCGTCCTGGGGCAGATGCTCGCCACCGGCTCGGCTGATCCGCTCGTTCCCGTGCGGGTGCTCTCGGCGGACCACGCCGTGGGCCTCTTCGGCCAGGGCTCCATGCTGGCGGCCATGTTCGTCGCCATCAAGAACGCCGACACCTACATCGAGACCTGGGCCATCCCCCAGCTGGACGATGCCGCCGGAGTGGCCGCCGCTGGCGCGCTGGCCATCACCGGCACGGCAACCGCCTCCGGCACCCTGAACCTCTACGTGGGCGGGGAGCGTGTGCGCATCGCCGTGACTGAGGACGACACCGCCGCCGAGGTGGCCACTGCTCTCGCCGCCGCCATCAATGCCGACCTCGACCTGGCCGTCACGGCCGCAGTCGTGGATGGCACGATCACCCTCACCGCCCGCAACAAGGGCGAGTGCGGAAACGGCCTCGACCTGCGCCTGAACTACTACAGCGGAGAGACCACCCCGGCGGGCATCGCCGTGGCCATCACGGGCATGACCGGCGGCTCCGGCAATCCCGATGTGGCCGACGCCGTGGCCGCGTTCGGCGACGAGTGGTGGAACACCATCATCATGCCCTGGACCGACCAGGCCAACCTGGTGGCCCTGGAGGCCGAGTTGGAAGACCGCTGGGGCCCCATGCGCCAGATGGACGGCATCGCCTACGCGGCGTTCAAGGGTACGCACGGTGAGACCGGCACCTTCGGCAACACGCGCAACACCCAGCTTGGCTCCTGCATGGGCACCGGGCCGAGCCCCACGCCGCCCTATATCTGGTCTGCCGTCTATGGCGTGGTCGCCGCCGGATCGCTCTCCATCGACCCCGCGCGCCCGCTGCAGACCCTGGAACTGCCCGGGGTGCTGCCCCCCGCCGTGGGCGACCGCTGGACCAAGGAGGAGCGCAATCTGCTGCTCTATGACGGCATCGCCACCTATTCGGTGGAAACGGATGGCACCGTGCGCATCGAGCGCGAAATCACCATGTACCAGACCAACAGCTACGGCCTGGCCGACCCCAGCTATCTCGATGTCCAGACCCCGGCCACCCTGGGCTACATCCGCTTCGCCCAGAACGCGCGCATCACTCAGAAATTCCCTCGCCACAAGCTCGCCGACGACGGCACCCGGTTTGGTGCAGGGCAGGCCATCGTCACCCCGTCCATCATCAGGGCGGAGCTGCTCGTGCTGGGGCGCGAGCTGGAGGAAAAGGGCCTGGTGGAAGACTTCGAGCAGTTCAAGGCCGACCTCGTGGTGGAACGCGACGCGGACGACCGCAACCGGGTCAACGTCCTGGCCTCGCCCAACCTGGTGAACCAGCTGCGCGTCCTGGCCGGAAAGAACCAGTTCATCCTGTAACGAATAAGGAGCCCCATCATGCAACTTACCGGCAAGGCCACCATCCGCGTGGACGGCACCGAGCTGCAGACCGACCCTGCAGCCACGCTCAACCCCGGCGGCATCAAGCGTACGCCCGTTACGGATGCTGCGGGGAAAACACATTACACCGAGGAGTTCGTCGCCCCGGAAATGGAGTGCAAGCTCCACCACGGGGCCGATACCTCTCTCATGGACATGAACGACCTCGCCGCCGCCACGGTCATGTTCGTGTGCGACACGGGCAAGCAGTTCATCCTGCGCGAGGCGTTCACCCTGGAACCGCTCACGCTCGACAGCAAGGAAGGGCGCGCCCCGTTCAAGATGTCTGCGCTCACCTGCGAGGAGGCCTAGCCCATGGCCGAAGTACACGTACCGCTCCAGGATGGCCTGAAGGTTGGCGACGATCTCCTCAAGGACGTCATCCTGCGCGACCCCACCGCCGGAGACATCATCGACGCCAACGCCGAGAGCGAGCGCATGGTGCTCACCCCGGCTGGCCCGGCCCTGGTGCCCAGCCCCTCGCTCGTGGGGGCGAACATGCTCAGGCGGCAGATCAAGAGCATCGGCAACGTGCAGGGGCCCATCTCCCTCGTGGAGCTGAAGCGCCTTACCGAGCGCGACCTCGCCCTGCTGCAAAGCAAGGCCGACGAAATGGACCAGGCCATGGTGAGTGAGAGCGCCGCCAAGGAGCTGGCCTCCCGGGGGCGAGCTGACGGGCCTGCGGAGTAGCCTGCTCCGCGCCGCCCTGGACCTAGGCCTGGTGCTTCACTGGTCCGAGGCGGACCTGCTGCGCATGCCCCTGCGCCGTTTGCTGGATTACCTCAACATCTTGAAGAGTAGAAAATGAGCGACCTGCGAGCCTCCGTCATCCTGGATATGTCCGGCAACCTGGAACCCCGTGCGAGAAGCGGGGCCAGGTCGCTGGAGGCAATGTCCCGGAGGGGGAGCAGGTCGCTCTCCACGCTGCGCCGGTCTGCCGCCCTGGCCGGGCAGGGGCTCGACAAGCTCGGAAACCGATACACCGCTCTGCTCACCGGGGCCGGTGCTGTCGGCGTGGGGCGGATGCTGGTCGACCACCAGCAGCGCATGGAATATCTCGGCATCCAGGCCGGGGTCAGCTCCAAGAAGGTGCGGTCCCTTTCGGACGCCATCTATGAGACCGCCCAGGCCCCCGACATTCGCATCGACCCCGACAAGATTCTCGCCGCGTTTGAAGAGATCGTGGAAAAAACAGGCGACCTCAAGTTCGCCGAAGAGAACATCCGCAACATCGGCGTGGCCATCCGCGCCACCAATGCCGACGGCGCGTCCATCGGCGGGATTATGGCCGAGTTCGAGAAGATGGGCATCACCGGTGCCGATGAGGTGCTGAAAGCCCTCGACACCATGAACGTCCAGGGCAAGATGGGGGCGTTCACCCTGCAGAACCTGGCCGCCCTCGGCCCCAGGGTCATCACCGCGTACACCGCCATGGGCCGCACCGGTACCGAGGCGCTCAAGGAGATGGGCGCTGCCCTGCAGATGATCCGCCAGGGCACCGGCAGCTCCGAGATGGCCGCCACGGCGTTTGAAGCTGTGCTGCGCACCCTCTCCGATCCCGCCAAGCTCAAGCTCCTGCGCCGGGCGGGCATTCAGGTTTTCGAGAACGGCGTCATGCGGCCCATCAACGAACTCATGGCCGAGATCGTGGAGAAGACAGGCGGCGACAAGGTCAAGCTCGGGAGAATCTTCGACGCCGAGGCCGTACGCGCGTTCAACCAGGCCGCTTCGGAGTACAAGCGCACCGGGTCGCTGGAGAGCCTGCAGAAGTTCATGGCCGTCCAGGCAGACGGCTCCACCACCATGGAGGACACCGCGCGAGCCGCGAACACGGCAGCAGCCTCCCTGGAAAACCTCTACACCGCGTTCAAGAAGTTCGCGGACTCAAATCTCACCGCACCTATTGAGGGCGCGGCAGCTGTGCTCTCCGCCCTGGGCTCGGACGGGGCCGACACGCTCATGAACGTGCTGGGCTATGGTGCCGCAGGCATCGGGGCGCTGGTTCTGGGCCGAAAGGCATACAAAGGCGCTCGCGGCCTGGCCTCCATGTTCGGCGGCAAGGGCGGCGGCGCTGGTGGCGTTGCCTCCGGTCTTGGCGGTCTGCCCCTGCCGCTCCCGGTCTACGTCGTCAACTCCAAGATGAGCCTCCTGCCCGGAGAGCTGGGCGGCTGGGCCTCTCTCGGCGGTGCGGGCAAAACCGGTCGCGCCCTGGGCAAGCGCGGCGGCAAGCTGGGCCGCGCTCTTTCCAAGAGCGATAAGTGGATGGGCCGGGCTGGCGGGCTGGTTTCCGCCGGACTAGCCGCCTACGACCTCTACAACGCCTGGTCGGACTCCGACGCCAGCACCGCCGAGAAGGTGGCGGCCACGGGCGGGGCCGTGGGCCAGGGCCTGGGCGGCTGGGGCGGCGCTGCCGCCGGTGCCGCTCTCGGCTCCATGATCCTTCCCGGCATCGGCACGGCCATCGGCGCTGCCCTGGGCGGCTGGGGCGGCTCCATGGGGGGCGAGTGGGCCGGTTCCGGCCTGGGCTCGCTCTTCTCCGGCCTGTTCGATGACGGCACGGAAAAACGTCGCGCCGAGCTGGAGCGGGCCGAAAGGGCCAGCGGTGCGAGGGAGTCCGCAAAAGCCGAGTTGGCCATCACCGTTACCGACGACCGCGTGAAGGTTCGTCGGGTCTCCAGTCATGGATATGACGACATCTCCGTGGATAGCGGGGCGTATATGCCGGGGGTGGGTAGATGAGCAGCTGGCGCGATAATCTGAGAGACGCATCCTTTCGCGGAGTAGCGTTCCATGTGTCCAGCCAGGACACCACGGGCGGACGGCGCAACGTGACCCACGAGTACCCCCTGCGCGATGATCCCTACGTGGAGGACCTGGGGGCCAAGGGCAAGCGCTGGACCCTGGAATGTTACGTCATCGGCGACGACTACATGACCGCGCGTGACAGGTTGCAGGACGCCCTGGACGCGGAGGGGGCCGGTGCGCTTGTCATTCCCTGGAAAGGCACCGTGCAGGCAGCGGTGGAAGAATACCGCATGCGTGAGTCCATCAAGGAGGGCGGCTGGGCGAAATTCACAGTCCAGTTCCTGCTTACCGGACAGTCCGCCCAGCCCAGCTCCACCGTCGCCACGTCCGCCGCCGTCACCACGGCCTCGGCCGCAGCGAGCGAGCAGGCCCAGGGCGAGTTTGCGGACTCGTGGTCCGTGTCCTCCGGCCTGCCGGAATGGGTGCGCACCAAGGCCGTCTCCAAGGTGCTGGCCGTCATTTCCACGGTGCAGAAGGTGGCCGCGCTGGCCGCGCTGCCCGCGTCGATTCTCGCTCGCGTCACGTCCCTGGCCGCAGCTTTCAAAAGCGAGGCCGAATCGCTCATATCCACCCCGGAAAAGCTGGCCGCCAGGATGGCCGCGCTACTGGAATCGTTTTTCCTGTCCTCTTCCTCCTCCACCTCCTCCTACTCCGTGACCTCGGCCACGGACTCGGTGGCCTCCTCTTCGGACGGCTGGGCCGCCCAGTCCGCCCTGGCCGCTCTGGCGGCCGAGTTAGGCGCTTCGGATTCCTCGACCACCTCGACCACTTCGACCAGCACGGAAAACAAGGCCGTGGTCGTGGATAATTCCGCTGCGCTCGACACGCTGGTGGCCACCCTGGCCGTGGTGCAGGCCGCCGAGGCCAGCGCGGACATGGAGTTCGAATCCAGCGACCAGGCCGAGGAGCTGATGGAGGCCCTGAGCGAGGCCCTGGACGAAACCGCCGCCACGGCATCGGACGACATGTATCTCACCCTCACCGACCTGCGCACCGCAGTGGTGCAGGACATCAGCGCCCGAGGCGCGGACCTGGCAAGCCTCAAGGCATACACCCCGGCGGCCACGCTGCCCGCCCTCGTCATCGCCCACAGCATTTACGGCGACGCCACGCGGGAGGATGAGATCGTCTCCCGCAACAACGTCCGCCACCCGGGTGCCGTGCCCGGCGGCCAGGCCTTGGAGGTGCTCGATGCCTGAACATGACGTCCGGCTGCTCATCTCCGGCCAGCGCTACGGCGGCTGGAAAACCATTGAGATCAAGAGGAGCATGGAGCAGGTGGCGGGCACGTTCGCCGTTACCGTGTCCGAACGCTGGCCCGGGCAAAGCATAGTCCGGCCCATCCGCCAGGGCGCGGCCTGCACCCTCACCATCGACGGCGCAACCGTCATCACCGGATACGTGGATGACGCGGACGTGGACTACGACGCCAAGAGCCACGATGTGCGCATCACCGGGCGCGACGCCACCGGAGACCTGGTGGACTGCTCCGCCCCGAGCACGCAGTTTTCCGGCCGCTCCCTGCCTGCCGTGGCCCGGGAGCTGTGCGCCCCCTTCGGCGTGGGCGTCACCGCCCAGGTCAACGTGGACACGCTGTTTCAGCGGCTGAAAAACAACGAGGGCGACTCCGTGTTTGAAACCCTGGAGGCCGCTGCCAGGGTCCGCGCCGTGCTGCTCCTCTCGGACGGCCAGGGCAACTTGGTCATCGCCCGTGTCTCCTCCACCAGGGTGGCCACCCCCCTGGTGCTGGGGAAAAACGTGCTCAAGGCCAGCGGGCGCTTCTCCTGGCGCGACCGCTACAGCACGTACACCGTCAAGGGGCAGACCAACGGCACGGACGATTGGTTCGGCGAGCAGGCCGCCCAGCCAGTGGGCACCGCCACCGACACAGCCATCACCCGCCACCGCCCGCTCACCCTCCTGGCCGAGGAGCAGGCCGACACGGCCACAGCGCAAACGAGAGCGGAATGGGAGCGCAACGTCCGCTCCGGTCGCTCCAGGTCGGTCACCTACACCGTCCAGGGCTGGACCCATTCCGGCGGTCTCTGGCAGCTCAACAGGATCGTCACCGTGCAGGACGACTATCTCGGCATCAGTCAGGACCTGCTCCTCTCCGGCGTCACGTTCCGCCTCGGCGAGGGTGGCACCCTGGCCGACCTCACGGTCTGCCCGCCGGAAACCTTTTCCCGCACCCCCATGCCCGAGCCGGAAAACGAGGAGGGCCTGCTGTGATCCGCACCATGCACAAGCTTCTCGCTCCTCTGCGCCGCCGCGTGTCGCTCCTCGTCACCCGCGCGGTGGTCACGCTGGTGGACGACTCCCGCCTCCTGCAGGAGGTCCAGGCCCGGCTGCTCGCCGGAGAGGTCATGGACGGCCTGGAGCGATTCCAGCAATACGGGTTCACCTCCGTTCCGCACCCCGGGGCCGAGGGCGTGGCCCTCTCCGTTGGTGGCCATCGGTCGAACACGCTGCTCATCAACGTGGACGATAGGCGCTACCGGCTCACGGGCCTGGAACACGGCGATGTCGCCCTCTACACGGACGAGGATCAGAGCGATCACGGCCACCGCATCGTGCTCCGGCGCGGCGGGGTGATTGAAATGCACTGCAAGCACCTTCGGTGTCATGCCCGCGAATCACGCACCATGGACGTTGCCGGATACGGAGAGAAGCTGACGTATGAGGGCGGAACGGCGTGGAAGCTGGACACCTACCACGAAGGCGCGACCGTAACGTCTGAAGAACACGGCATCCAACCGCCGGAGGTGGAGTGATGGACGCGGCGCTGATCTGGAAGGAGATGGGCGCGGACCTGTCCGTCGAATCCCTGGACCTGGTCAAGGACGACGGGCTCAAGACCGCCGTGATCCTCTCGCTGTTCATCGACCGTCGGGCCGAGGACGACGACGAACTGCCCGATAACACCGGCGACCGGCGCGGCTGGTGGGCGGATGCCTACCCCGACGTGGTGGGCGACCAATACGGCTCCCGGCTCTGGCTGCTCTCCCGTGAAAAGCAGGTGCCGTCCGTGCTGGCCCGCGCCAAGGAATACGCCGAGGAAGCCCTTTCCTGGATGGTGGAGGACGGCATTGCCGAGTCCGTGCTCGTCACCGCCGAATGGGTCCGCCGTGGCATGCTCGGACTCCTGGTGCAAATCACGAAGCCCGATGCCGCTGCCCTGGAACACCGATTTGAAATCCTCTGGGAGGCCCTGTGAGCTGGAATAGACCGACCCTGCAAACCCTCATCGACCGCAACCTGGCGGACATCGCCTCCCGGCTCACCGGCACGGTGACGTATCTGCGCCGCACCGTGCTGGGCGTCCTGGCCAAGATGCATGCCGGAGCCATGCACTGTCTCTACGGCCTGCTGGCCTGGCTCATGAAGCAGCTTTTCCCGGACACCGCCGAGGGCG